TTCGATATCTTCAGGAGGGATGGACATTTTATCTAGACCGAGAAAAATTTGATCGCGGAAAGTCGCAGTTGTCCGCCAGAATTATTTTCTCCGTGTATAGTACAACAACTCTCAAAATGGCCGGTGGTCTCATGCAACTCGTCGCCTACGGCGCCCAAGACGTCTACCTTACCGGAAATCCGGAGGTAACTTTTTTCGCAGCGAAATACAAGCGTCACACAAACTTCGCTATGGAGAACATAGAACAAACCCTCAACGGTAACGCCGGCAACTCCGGCCGCGTCTCCGTGACTGTCGCCCGTAACGGTGATCTCGTCGGTGACATGTACGTCGAACTCGAGTCCAACGCCGCTGCCGGTGGTGGTGCTTGCTGGGTCGCCGAACGTGCGATCGCTTCGGTCGAATTGTCGATCGGTGGTCAACGTGTTGACAAGCAATACCAGAAGTGGTGGAGGCTCTACACTGAGCTCAGCCTTGATGAAGCCAAGAAGGCTAGTTACGGTAAGCTCACCTCTGCGGTTGGTACCAGCAAGGTCTTCCTGCCCTTGATGTTTTTCTTCAACCGCAACCCCGGTCTCTACTTGCCTCTGATTGCGCTGCAATACCATGAGGTCCGCATCGATTTCGATTTGGCCTCCGACATGGAAACCTACCTCAACAAGACATTCAAGGTGTGGGCCAACTACATCTACCTGGACACCGAAGAGCGCCGCCGATTTGCGCAGAAGGGCCACGAATACCTGATCGAACAGGTGCAGCACACTGGCGTTGACAGTGTTGACGCCAGCGGCACCAAGCAGATCCGCCTCTCCTACAACCACCCCGTTAAGGAATTGGTGTGGTGCTACTCCGGTGCCTCCGACGTTGCTGATTCCCTGTGGAACTTCGGTAAGGCTGCTGGTTCGGCGACCAAGGTCGTCCTCTCGTCTGGTCCCGTGGACGTGGCAACCACTGTCGGTGACGGTGCGCTCCCCATCTCCGCCGCTACCGGTGCCCCCGTTGTTCTCACCGCGGGTCACGCCGATCGTGAGGCTTGGACCGAGGAAGTGCAAAGTGTCCAGACCTCCATGAAGCTCGTCCTCAACGGCCAGGACCGCTTCAAGGAGCAGGGTTCCAAGTATTTCAACCAGGTCCAGCCCTTCAACCACCACTCCGGCTGCCCCATGCCCGGTGTCTATTCGTACTCCTTCGCGCTCAAGCCCGAAGAACATCAGCCCACCGGTACCTGCAACTTCTCGCGCATCGATAACGCGCAGGTTGCCATCGTCACCGCCGGGGCGGGTAACGCGACCAACCTCCACATGTTCGCCACCAACTACAACGTCCTCCGCATACAAAGCGGTATGGGCGGTTTGGCCTTCTCCAACTAAGCATCTGGTCGTTGTATAAGCACCTGGTCTTAGTATAATTACTCGTATATACCATCATTTAAATTAAGATACTCAAATATCCTAATTTTTTATCGCGAAAGGGGGGTTAAACTGACTTAAAGGATAGACCCGTATATTATATACTAAACCATGAGTTCAGACTATGTCATCGTGCCTTTCAAATCTAAACGACTTGAGGGTGTATCATACGCCATTGATGCACAGGATTACGATTTATACGTTGGAAAGATGCCGAGTTGGTTTTTAAGTGGTGCAAAAAATGATTATGCTACAGCGGATTGGCTCAACTGTCCAGGTGGTAGAAGAAAGATTCGTCTTCATAGGTTTTTGATGTTGGGTTTAGACGATAATCCAAATAGGGTTGTTGATCACATTAATGGGGACACTCTCGATAATAGGAGGTGTAATCTCAGAGTACTAACCAAAGGTGCGAATGTGGCCCACAGAGCAAACCTAAACTCAAATAATACATCGGGATTCCGTGGTATTAATTGGTGTAAGACGAACAAAAGGTGGGTTGCGAGGATTCAACATAATGAAGACACTTGGTGGAAGAGGTCATTTGAAGATAAGGATGAAGCCATACGTGAAATTGAAGAACAAAGGAAAGTTTACAATGCGACACATGGCATCTCTGAACGTGTAGTACAACGATTACCCGAGCTTGTGGAACCCAACAGATTGATGAAAGAACTTTATGAAAAGGGGACGTATGTTCATAATGTTCGTTCTGAACAGTCGAGGGCTGACTATAACGAGAGGAGGCGACGACAGAATCGCGAAAAACGTGAAAAACTCAGGGAAGAACTTTTAAAGCAACCCCAGACAGATGATGTGATAAAAAAACTGCGTCGCATCGAAGCCGATGAACTTCGTGCGCAGAGTCGTGCGTCTTAGTGATAGTTAGTTTAAAAGTTAGTAATGTAATATANATAATGTTCAAGAAAGTCTATGACCTTTTCGTTCGAGTGGAAAAACCTATGCTTGGACGTTGGAATTTGAAGTCATGTAACGAAATTTCAACATCCATTAATTCTGTCTATCAGAATAGGGACCACTGTGGTGACGTGATTTGTAAAACGCCTAAGAAAGCTTCAGAGTATCGCGAGTTAAAAGAGAGTACCGATTCAAATGTAGAATGCAAGCCTTGAGCAAACCGTGTATGGTAAAACCTATCCGTATTGATTGTGCTGTGAGACATCGAAGGTGTAGGGGGTGTCCCTACAATACATTTTTTAAACCTCAAGAGACGACCAAACCAAAGATAAAGGAGAAGGTTTATGACACCTTTTCCAAGTAAAAAATATCATCCCAACCATCTTCTACACCTCTTGGGAAAGTCGCACCCCCCGGGGTTGTAATTTCTGTCTCTATAATCTCAACATCATTCCAAATATTAATTGTAACTCTTTGATTAGGTTTGTTATTAGGGATTATTTTATACCCACCACCATTTTGCTTCTTGAATGTCCAACCTGTATAATATGTTGAGTTCTTGTCGTAGTTACAAAATCCAAACCTGCTACAATACCCTAATTGCCCTGCTTTGATACTGACATTGGTCAAAGGTCCGTCTAATGTAAAAGAATCTCTTTTTGCACTCCAAGTTCGCAACTTGACATCAGATGTCAGGGGTCCTACACCCACATATATTCCATTTTTTAGCCGAGGTGCGTCATCATTTGGATATGTGGGCTCTGTAAATCCACCTACTATATAGAATTTGTCGTCATTGAACCGATCGAAGGTACCGAAGTCACAATCAACAAACTGTTCCTCGGGTCCACAATCTTCCCCTTGATGTTTGGGGAAGGTCTCTGTAGTTCTTTCCTGTCTCTGCCTTCCATCACTAATACACCCACTAACATTTGTAAACTCAGTCTGAACACAATCCACGGGACATGGTCCTCCCATTTGACATCCTCCAGAATCATACCCTACCGAATCGTATGCTTCACAGTAGTTCGGTACTCCTTCTGTTGATCCAAATGGATATGTAGTGATACCGTAACTTAACGTTTTCCGCCCCAGTCGTTCACACCCAGTAGACAAACAATCCCCAGTACTAGTAATACCAATCGAACAATCCACAGACTCCCTAGGTGCTTGACATGCTTCAGTTGAATACAAAGTACAATCATTTTTCACCATAGATTCAAATGAAATTCCCTGATCAGACCGATATAAGATACGCAAACCCTCTCTATCAGATTCAGGTACCTTACCTTCAACATCATAAGTCCCGTCCACATTCCTTGCAGCTGATGCAAGTATCACCGGGAGTCTTTTCGGTTTTTGCAGTAGCTCACCTCGTATATACTTTTCGGCTTCCTCTTTATCAAAACATACAGCGTTCCCGAATTCATCTTTGATATATTCTTGTTCCTGTATAGAGCCACAACCGACATCTGTCAGACCTTCTGCACAATCTATGAAACATGGACCTGATACAACCGGTTTTTGGGCTGCACATATATCATTAGGGTTTGCATAGTCTAAATAATCTTCAACTGTATCAAATCCAGTTCCCTCTAGATCAATATTAGTTGTATCGAGAGTTCTTGCTTGAGTCCCTGTACCACAAAATCCTGAGTCCTGGCCAAGTTCAACGCCATTTGCCATACACGCACCCTCTGGAGTGGTATAATTGTCATCCGTGACTTTACATGTTTCTGGACATGTAACAACACAATCTACATAATCAGCTGCTTCACACGACCCGCTTCCAATAGCGTCCTCTGTAATATTTGGTTCTCTCAATTGACTCCCACCACCCACTTGACCACAGATTCCATTCACTTTAAGTTCACACGTATGAAGTGTATGACCATCTATCACACAGTCCGTACCCTCGTAAAGCTCTTCTGAAAAATTTCGCCGCTCGATACAAAAACCGCCATCATCAAAATATCCGGTTTTACAACCGATTCTGACACAGTTTTCATCATCATCGTACTCATAGACAGCATTTACATCTGGTCCATTACATTCACCACTTTTGTCATCTTCTTTCTCATCGTCGTCACTTAATAGATACCAACCAGACCCAATTACAAGAATTGTCACCATCATTATCACAATTACAATGATCGCAGTCGTCGAGTCCTTTCCTGCCATTAATATACGGGTACATTTTTTTAAATCTTCTGAGGAAGCGGGGTATAAGGATATTGGTGAATCTATAACATATGGCTCGAACTACGACCACCGTAAGACCACCCTGGGATCTGATCATGAAGGCCTGTAAACGGGCATCATTAAATAATGAGAAAGCAACCCTTGAATATATCAAGAAGGTCCTAGCTGATAAATATGACTACACTTTAGAGTCCGCCATCGAAAGAGGGCTTCACTTGGGTGTTCTTGACGGTATTTACGTTCAGAAAGGGGACACATTTTATCTCAACGATAAAAATATACAGTAAAATAAAGAGAGATGTACTTTTACCTTTTTGTTGCAGTATTCGTGTTGATTGTCATGATGCAGAACAAGACTAGGGGTATCACACACTCCATCGACAAACTTGTCAGACAGTCTGCTCGTTACGCGACCGCTGCCCAACAGGATAAATCTCCGATGATCGCGGTCCTACACGCGAATTACGCAGCGGCGTATTTGTACGCCCTCAAAGATATAGCTAGTAATTCACAGATTCACAATGCAACTGGCATAGATGTAATGAAATTTACTGAACATGTCGTAAACGTCCAAGATATGGTTACCAAAAAAACGACTAAAAATAATCCAGGTTTTGTTGGTCAAGTTGACGTATATTTGGCGGAAATAGGGGGTGAAGCTTGAAGACCTAAGTGAACATGAATTAAATTAAATTTTAATTTAAAAATGGAAGTCATCCGTGACGAAATCTGGCAGAAATGCCTCACTGATGCGACAAAAATGTATCGTCTCAGTGAACCAAATGATGCATGTTACAACCTAGCTGATGCAACTTGGAAATGTAAGATGTCCTACAAGTTGCATGAGAAGAAAAAAAATGAACGACAAATTATCGTGCTCGATAAACCACCCGAAACTATCAACGTACAACGCAACGCGAGAAAATTATGTGCTGCCACTACAATGACTGGGAAGCCGTGCTCATTCAAGGCTGTGTGTGATGAATTCTGTAAAAAACACAGGATTATTGATAAAAATGAGATTGGAGTCAAAATAAAATCCACGTGTAGTACAGAACAATGTTAGATCAGGATAGTCTTAGACCTGTAATAATTTCGATGGCTCTTTACATAAGTATTTGCACACTCGTCCCCATTCTATTGAAAAAACCCACGGGTGTTGAGTTCGTCGACGACATAACACTCTCAGTCATTCGCCAGAAGGAGATGTTAATGAGTTCCACTATCATCATCGGCCTTGTCACTTTGGGTACTCAATATATTCACGAGGAACTCCTTTGAAACGTTCTCCCTCCCGACTAATTCCCTCGTATATGTGTGATCCACGAAGCGCACTCTTTTCGTATACGCGTCAGTCATGTACTCTAAAAGTTGATCGAAATTCGGTTTCCCCCATTCCATCCCCTTTTGGAATAGGAAATCATCCTTCTCCAACTTTTCGAGTTCACAATCAATCAAGTACGGTGTCTTGATATACTCGGGAGCGCCACCATAGTCCGTTATTATCACCGGCTTGTCACGAATAGCCGCCTCTACAGCGCCCATACCAACACCCTCAGAGTGTGAAAAACTGACGTAACAGTCTGAAGTGTCGTGAATTGCGTTTAGTTTTTCCTCAGACACCATTCCATTTATGACTTCTACACGTGGTAGTCGTATATCCATATCTTGAGTGCAGGTGGCTTTTACGACTAGGCGTGTATTAGGTTCGTTCAGACGTATAAACGCTCTCAAAACTTCCCTAAAATTCTTACGCGGATCTGCGATGTTCCCTATGTGATAAAATACATACGGTTTCTCCTTCGCTTTTGGTATATGGGCGTGAATAACGTAGAATTCATTATTTGGAAACTGTCTAGAGAGGACCCTTTTACAAAATTCACTCGGAACCGCGACCCTTTTAAACTCCTCCATGATTAAACCGTAATCCCGGTGGACAGTTTCTGTTTCACACACCGTCATACAGGCTACGTTCTTCACACGGGATCGTATATATTCCAAGTGTTGGAGATGACCTGATATGGGAAGAAGAAAAACGAGAGCGTGTTCCACTTCAGGAAGCTGACTCCCGATACAATAGTATTCCCCCCCAAATAGTTTACTGTACTTCATCGCGTGCTGCCCTATCCCACTCACTAAGGAGGGGCCAACTATGATCATTAGGTTAAAAACAAATATTGCTTTTAAATATATTACTATGAGTTCTTTACGTGAAGAAATTGTCCAGGAAATGGAGCACCCCCGTGTAGACAAGAATCGTCTGTTTGCCCTTCTTTTGAAGATCGTAGACAATGCTGGTGCTGGTGGTGAGGGTGGTATCGGTCCGATGGGCCCCCCTGGCCCTGCAGGCCCCCCTGGCCCCCAAGGTGAACGCGGTCCGGTTACTGTTAGTGAACCCAAACAAACTACCAAAACTACCCCCACCCCCCCTCCTGCTAAGAAATCTAGCGCCACCACGAAAAAGAAGGTTGTCGCTTAAGGATTAAACCATAAATGTATATATATGTTGGCTACCAGCTATACACCCACCCGTATTTACAACTCGTCCAATAACAATCAACGGGGGCATAAATACGCAATCAACCCCAAATCGGAAGTGGAACCAAGATCTAAAAAATACCAGATAGTGGAAACAGTTAAACTTGAACGGATGCGTCATGAAATTGATACGTGTAAGTGTGCGAAGAAAAAACTCAAGTTGCTTACCACTTGGAGTTTGAGATCTACCAAGTCGACGTTATCCGACTTACACGAGATCCTCGGAACGTTGGAGGAACTCTACGGGGATGAAGCGTTTGACGAACTTTAGGTGGGTGTTGTTTTATTTACCCACGCCATGAAACCACCAAGTATTGATAATAGAAGAAGCACTAGGAGACCGAATGAGTACTTCTTTTGGATTTCTTCTGGAGGTTTGTCGGGAAGCTTTTGAACATTTTCATTCAACACATCGATTTTTTTGAGTAACTTTTCAAGTGCTATCAAAATCTGAAGTTCTCGGTCTTTTGGTTTTTCTTTTACATTCACAGTTGTTATCTCGAGAACCATATACCATTTTGCATCAGATTGTAGTAACGTGTAATCTCCGTCATCTTGTTCTTCATAGATTTTAAAGTCCAACTTCTTGATGGAAATCGGATTAAAATAATTTGTTTTCCTGTTAAAACTTTTCCATTGTTTATCACGTATAATTGTGCCATTACTTCCAGTGAAATGTCTTTCTAATGGAACTCGTGCGAATACCTGACCGTGCCGTTCATCCAAAAGTTGAGCCACTTTAGGAATATCAGGACATACGATATCTACAAATTTAGCTACGTTATTGTTCAAGTTTGAATCGTTCTCACCAACCTGTGTGATATAAAAGTCAACCATTTTTATACCCAATACCCGACTCATATCTTCTACGTGTGTGTTAGATTCTAGAGCCAAGTCGAGGGAAAACGTATTATTCGTACCGTTAACAAAACTGGAGTCAAGTATGATGTACTGAGTCTTCTTGGGTATATCGTCTAGTGACATTCTAATTTATTACAACAAAAAAAAGTTTATGGAATAACATCAACTAGATGAATTTAAAGATATATGAACCATGTTAAATATAGATGCTAACTATTACCGGAATGCATGTAATGAGACCACGTATTGTGCAAACACGCGCTAATAAGGATGAATTCGTTCCACCAACCGAAGCCCCGGGTGAAGGCAAACGACGACCCCCAACTTGGGACGAGGGGGATGTTGAAACAGAGAAGAAAGTGAATCCCATCAAGAAGTTCATCATGAAAGTTTTCAAAATAGAGGAGATCGATTACAAAGAGTTCAAACAAAATGACACGTGGGCCATTCATCCGGATGAAAAGAAGGTGGATAAAGAATAGGACCTCCGTATATCAAATGCCCCTTGCGCTCACCTTCATCATTCCCCATCGTGTAGTCAAGGACCCTGCGCAGTATGACATCGAAATCAATGCTAGTCGTGGTTTTAAACCACCCACCAAAAAATCTAAAAATAAAAATCACATCATCCGTGTTCGGGATGGTGTCACTTATGACCCAGATCAATATGACGTAGAAGAAAATTTATCGAGACACAATCTCACTGACAAGTAATATCAAGGTTGAAATCTTTATCAAATCCACCTATACGGATTTTCCCCTCATCCACAAGACGCTTAATCGTGCGNCCAACCTCCAAGTTGTCGTCATACGCCTCATCGTGTTTTGGATCAGCTGGCAGGTTTGGAACGAGCATGTTGAACGCCATCATCTTTTTGGCCATCGGGAGTTCACGGTCTTGGAGAACTTGTAAAATGTGTTTGGGGAGGTTGGACGCGTCCATTTCTTATTACAATAGTGTATTCTTTAAATATTTTGAATTAAACGACGTGCACCCTGTCCCTTCGTAGCTCTCTTAGATGGGGACCTGCGAGTAGGGGGTGAAGGACTTCTCTTCCTCTTGGGTTGGTTTTTTACGGACATGTTTTGGTATTCGCGTTTTTCCTTGCCGTCTTCACTGAATGTGAGGTAGGGACGACCATTGGAGTCAATTAAATACTTAGATTTGGAATAGTTACGTACCATGCTTTTAATCTTGTTAGAGGATTTCATGTCACTGCACAATTCTTTGCTAGTCTTCAATACTTGTTTGTAGAGTTGACTTTTTGGGAGAACTTTTTCAGCAGCCTGAACAATATTCGCCTTCTTGTGGTATTTGCAGCTCTTTCGTCCAACTTTGAGAGTACCTTTGTTATCGACGAAAATCATTCTTTTTTGTTATAAACTAATATTTTTTTTCGAATGCTTAAAGTTTTCAGGTGATTAAAATGGTATGAATCGTGTGGTTAACGATGATTTATTAAATTTTTCAAAGAGTCTGGGTCCTGAAACTGCACAAATTGTCATCGCGGACCCACCCTACAACATCGGTAAGGATTTCGGAAACTCGAGTGATAAGCAACCCATGGGGGAGTATCTGAAATGGTGTGATGAATGGATCAAGGAATGTTTACGAATTCTACGCAAGGATGGAACGATGTTCATATACGGATTCAGTGAAATTTTGGCCCTCATCCTAGCTCGTATACCAGAAGAAGTGAACAGACGATGGGTTGTGTGGCATTACACAAACAAGACGACCCCATCCCTAAACTTCTGGCAACGATCCCACGAGTCTATTATTGTTCTATGGAAAAATTCCAAGGTTTTCCATCGTGATGAAGTGAGAGAACCCTACACAGATAGATTCGTGAAGGGTGCAGCAGGAAAGGTTCGTAAAGGGACGAAGGGGCGTTTTTCCAAAGAGGGTGCGGCAGATACTACATATACAGCACACCCTGGAGGCGCC